AACGTCATTACTCTCTACCCATCCAATTAGTGTTGCAGGCTTGCCTGTAACTGGGGAGTCATAAGACGCATCAGTTGAAATAAAAACTGAGTCGGACTCTTCGCAATAAAAAATATTTTCTGTAATTGTCTCTGCAGCAATTCCTTTGAATACAAGTTGGCCATTCATTTTCTGAATAGACAAAATGTTGCAAAGCTCGTTTGCTGGTGAGTCTACTACTGACAACTCAATTAAAGAATAATCTTTAATAAAACGAACTGGCTTACCAGTAGCCTTATTAACTTCATTCTCTGAATCGAGAATCTTTCCGCCAATTGAAAATCCTTGAAGGGTTCCGTCAAGAATTTTCTCCCACGTATCTTGTGCACCTTTTGAAATATATGCGTCTACATAAACTCCATTGTAAAATTCTTTTGTTGTTGGATCATAATATGTCTCTGGCTTAAATGAAACCATTTTGCCAACTGCATGTGATCCATGCATCTCACGAATATTGCCACGGAAATTTTCAAAAGCTTTGATGCTTGCTTCCTGTGTAACAACATCGCCTGTTTGATCTAGATTGTCTAATGTAGCAAAACCAGACACTGTACGTTTTTCACGATTTACTTTTGTGAAAGGTACGGATAGGCTGATATTCTCGCCATGCGAAGACCATAAAGATTTCTCAATATTCATATGCTTAATTTTATCTTTTTAAATATAAAAAGGCAAATAACTAGTTGCCTAATAATTATTCGGTGACTCTACCCTCACCTTGTGGATTTCTGGCCTCCCCTGAAATATCAGGTGAATTATTGTCTCTTTCCTGGTCCCGACGTCTACTATTCTGGGCTTGGGCTCTTATTTCTGCCTGTTGCTGTGGTTTTAGTACTACAACCTCATCGCCAGTATCTAGAGGAACCATACCCTTACGAATTCTGATTTCGTTAGGTGTGATTACCTGCATTCTCAAATATCTCTCATCAATCTTAGACATAGTATCTTCATCTGTAAGAGCTAATTCGTTGAATTTGATTTCTAGAGCATCTGTCATTTCAGAGATTAATTTATTTAGTTTCTTCTCAAGGATGTCCTGTGCTGGACGACATACCTGCTCTTTAAATGTCTTATCTGCATCTCGTGCTGCTGCTAAATTGATTCCTTCTGGAGTTCCAATTTTATTAATTGGAGTTCTATGAGCCATAAGAATTTCATCACGGTTCATCTTACGATATGTATTAAAGGATGAGTCTTGAGTTCCCGCCTCAACTGGCTCCATCTTAAATTCAACCTTTTGATCTGGTGAATCTGCTGGAAGAGGAATATACAAAGATCTGTGATTCTTTCCTCGTAGTCCAACCTGGAAGAATTCTAGAAGCTTTCGCTCTGATTCATTTGAAAGCTTGGCACCCTTTACGGTAATAATATATCGTGGAACAGCCTTGTTCTCAAAGTAGTCAAGATTATACTTGGAAGCAAACTCATTTCCCGCCATCGCATTTGAGGCTGCTACGATATCTGGAATTCCGTAGTAGTTATTTTGTGGGGTATATTTCTTTACATGAATAATTTCGTTTGGTCTATCTAGACCGCCTGCAATTGGGTTAGGGGTTTCTTGATCTCCAAAGTTACGGAAGAATACTGCCTTGCCGTATAGCAATTGAATAAAACCATCTCGCAAACGACGTACACGCATAGTCTTTGCTGGGATATGTCCGATATATCCGATCTTGCCAGCAGATGTTCTACCAACCTCTAGATATCCATTTCCTGTTGCTTCTACGTCTGTATAAAACTTAATAAGAGTTTCTTTAAATGTTTCTTCTTCGTTGCAATCTTCTAGCCACTCGTGTAAATCTTGACGTAGTCTATTTAATTTACGACGGGCTCTTTCTAATTGGACATCATTCTCAATGCCGTCCATTGCTTCAACTGTTTTACGAGTCTCAATAAAATCAAAACCTAGTCCAACAATGTTTGCTACTTTAGCGTTGATTGCAGCATAGTTGTATGGAGATATTTCATAAACTTGTGATAAATATTCTAAATTGTATGGTGGCTCAATAAGGTCAAACATTGCATAGCCAGTAATTGCTTGTGCAAGAAGATTCTGTTGTGTGCCAGTTCCATCAATACCAGTAAATCTCTTTTGTAGATCTCTGTTCATTTTACGACGGAATGTTGGACTTAGTCCAGAAACTTTTACTAGATCTTCGCCTTCGATCTTAAATGGGTCATTAGTCTTTTGTGTAATTGGGCTATTGAATTTTACCCAGTCGGCAGCATTAGAGATTTGAATCTCTTCTGTATTATCGTCTTCTATGTGATCCATTATTGTTTACCTGCTTTTTTCATTTCGTCTTTATAATTTCCAATATCCAAAGGATCTGGAACTAGACCCCAATTGAGACGTTGTTTCTGATATTCAAATTCTTCGTCATCAATCTTTCTACGCCCTGATAAAAATTTAGGAGTCCCTTCATAGATTCCAAAGGACCTAACGGTATTTGCCAAAGCATCGATCTTTGCTTTATTGTTTTTCATGGCGGTCACAGAAAGATAATTTCCGTCATCATCACCAATCCATCTACCGTCTGGCATTTCCCAGACATATATACCTAGGCGGGTCTCTTCTTCAGCAGATGAATATTTTATCTTTCCAGTGTCCATAGGTTTTTATTTTACCACTTTCTACGACCTAAGTCCAGCTTTTTGTCAGATTAATTGACAAATTTATACAGATTGTAGAACAATCCAGTCATTATTATAATATACAGGTTGTAATTCTGTCAGGGTAATGGCAGATTCTGTGACTGTGTCAACAGGTTTTCCTGTGTAAAGTTCAAAATGAGTTTCTACTTTTGAGGCTGACAGGGCATCTTCGTATATTGCAATATGCTTATATAGGTTGCTTGGGCCTCCAGATGTCTCATAATTAAATTTAAATGTGCCCGTGATGGCATTTGTAAATACTAGGACTAGATGGCTAGGCTCTTCTTCTTGGAAATAATTAGTTATATTAGTAGCCGACGATACATCTACCCCGTTTATATAGACATAGGCTATATTGGCCTTAGAAATGGCTCCAGAGCCGTTCCAGGCGAATCTGGTAGTTGTTCCACCAGAAGCATAGAAAAGGGTGTTAGCGGCCAAGCTAGCGGGTGTAAAGAACATCTCTACAGACTTTATAGGGGAGGCGGTAGTCAAATCAAATCCAGACCCTGTTTTAGGCCTAATTCCATTCATGTAATTTCGAGATAGAATAGGATAATTTAATGATCCTAAATAATAATCTGTTGTAGAGGTTATCTTATCCCCAAAGTTATCGGCAAATATTGTCCTGTCTGAATAGAAGGTTATGCAGAAAAATGATAGTTGAGGCAGGAATTTGCTGGCATCTGTCGTAGACATGGTAATTCTGATATATACCTTGCCGCTTGAATCAAATGAATCTTTTGTATATTGAGGCAAAGGTTGTCCATTGGTGCAGGCAGAATAGGTAATTCCATCTACGCTGGATTCTACTGTAACCCCCAGATCATTCCGCCACTCAACCTTAGAAGTAATTAATCCTATCTGTGATGGGATAAGGAAATAATCATTAATTATAAAAGTCTTAGACTGTACGGTATCTGTCTTATAGAAAGAGATATATCCTCTGCGTTGATCATAATATGTATTTGAGTCAAGAAACTCTGTCCATGTCTTATTTACTGGATATGAGTAATCAAATGCTGCTCTGATATTTGCATCCGTCCCGCTAAACAAAATACCGTTGTCTGGAAATACTACGTGGATTGGAGATACGGTTACATTGCCTTCTAGATAATGCCTACGAATAGATGTAGGGGTTAGGGCATATCGATATACTGCTGGGGCATCTACAATAAATGCATCTCCAGCATCTGTAGTTGGCCCAGTCTGAAGACTTAGATTGGTGTTGGTAAATTTAAAATTAGATAAAGATTTAGAGGCTACTGGAGCTGAATCAATATATAAAGATATTCCAGAAACAGAATATGTGCCAACTAAATGTAGGGCTTTCTTGCTGTATGGAATACAGTATCTAACTGATTCTGTAGCAGATACCTTAAATACGATATCTCCTTTGTGCCAATACAATCCAATATTATTTGTAGTGTCTGCAAAGAGTGGTGTCTCAGTATTAGATTCTATAGATTGATTTATCCACACTTCTAATGAGAAGTCATTATCTGATGTATATTTATTTCCAAATGCCGCTCCCACGCTGGCTGCATAATAATCTTTTGTTATTGGAAATGTAGCATATGCTGTATTGGTTATTTTAGTTCCAGAAAGTCCGCCAGGAACAATTGGTAGCATATTTGAGGCGGGAGATCCTATATAAGTCCCATGATTATTACATCCAGATTTATCATATACAACAGAACCAGAAGACTCATCCAAGGTCCAAAATCCCATTGGTGAGTCTTTGATTACTTTTAGTTGATATGACATAATGCCATTATACCCTAATTGGGTAAATTACTCTGCTGGAGTTTCTTCTGAAATTCCTACGTATCCAGGCTGCGTTCTATCTAAATTTGGATCTTCTTGTGGACCAGCATATGGAGATATAGTATTTACATCAATGTTGATCCATGACAATACTACTTGATCATCTGGAGTAGTCTCGTTAAATGTACCATCTTGATAAATAACTTTTACTCTAGAATTATTTGCATCTGTATAAATAATATTTTGAATTGGAGAACTATAATTTTGAAGCATACGCTACCCTTCCTATGTTGTCAATAAATGATATACTTTCTACTCTATAAAGATTTGCTGTTGAAATATTTGTAGATGTAGCAATTATTTCACCTAATTTTAATTTATTAACATCATTTCCATAAAACATATGTGATGATGATCCTGTTGGACCATATGTTGTATTAGAAGATGTTGCTGAAACAATATCTAAAGAAACTGTTTCATTATTGTTTCTATAGTATCCAGTTCCTGCAACTCCTAATCCATTATAGCTTGCTTTGGTTGACGGTGTTGCTGCTGCAAAAATAATTCTATCGCTAGAAGTATAATCTAGTGGGGTTGCAGACTGGAAAATATTAAGAACTTCTGCTTGAGTTAATGCTTTATTGTATAACAAGAATTGTTCTACTGTTGAATTTGCCCATCTTGAACTTGCTGGATCTTGACCTAAGTATACAGTTTCAAAAGTATGAAATTCTGTACCAGCAGATGCTGTTAATAATGATGCATCTCCATCTTTTGCAACGTATACCGTTACAGTTAATCCATCATTTACAATTGCACCAAACACTACATCTCCTGGGGCATAGTTTACTGAGGAAATTTGAATATCTGTATTTGGGTCTGTGTCATCTTTAAATGCTTGAATTTTTGTTGCACCCTCTTGATAATTCAGAGTTAGATAATCAGTGGATGTATTGTATAGTGTAAAAAATGGATGATAATCTTGTGCTTGAGTACTGCATTGTGGTCCAATTTTTGTCCAAATTAAAGCTGTGTAGTCTGGACCAGTTTTAGGAATTGTATAAGATAATTGTCCACCTAATCTAGCTTCTTGGTTCTGAAATGCTGTTGCATATCTTAAATTTTCTACCTGTACTTGATCAACATAAAATATTTTACCAGTATCATTTGTAGTATTAACATTTAATAAATTTAAAGTTGCTGTATAGCTAGCACCAGAAGTATTTGAAGAAACTGATATAGAATTCCATACATTTGGAGTTAATGTAAGAGATGTACTATCAGTATTTCCATCCATTACAATATCTAATCTTGTTTGAAGAGCATGCTCGCTAAATATTTTTAAAGAAGCTGTTTTATAACTAGATACACCAGTATTATATGCAGAAGAAGTTGGGAATTTAATATTAGGACTTGGATTGCTGCCATCGATCATGTACCTTGCAGCGCCAACCCCATAAAGTCCAGCCTGTGCATCATAAAATCCAGTTACACCAGTTGTCGAAAATGTTGAATAATCTGCAGTAGCATCATGCTTATAAATTGTATTAGTTGTTGGACCATAAATTGCAGGAGATAGGTCATATTTACATGTACCATACCACAAATTACCATTTAAGGTTGGCGTTATTGTTCCGTATCTATCAAAAGTATTATATGTTGTTGGCATTTCTTCCTCCGTTTATATTATACACCATTATTACTTTGAGCCTATTCCGTAAAGTGTAATCTTTGATATTTCTTTAAATTTAACATCGCTTTCCCAGGAAAAGTCTAGGCGGGTTACTGGGTTTTTTACTACGTCGTTATTATAATATGCAAATCCCCATGGGATTGTATAATCTAAACTGTTTAAATTCCAAGAATTTCCATATGCAAGCCTGAAGTTATTTGGAAGGGTAGAAGAATAATTTGGGATAGTAATATCTCCTATTGAGCCCCATGAAGTTTGTGTATGGTTTCTGCAGTACATAAAATAGTGTCTGTCTGTATTATCTGAGTTATGTCCTGGAGTACCAGTTGCTACAGTACCTCCACGGGAATAGTATCTGTTGTTTGTTGTATCGTTGTTGTACCACCAAGAAATTCTGTACTGGCTTGTGTTTGCGGTATTGTGAGACATGTAAGAAAACTGAATTTTAATATCTCTGTATGTTTGAGGAATATTAGAAAAGGTTAATGTTCCAGTTCCATCAATCATCTGAGGATTGGTCATTCCACTAACTGCATTAATAGTTCCCAAAGTAGGGCTAGTTTCAGCCAGAAGGACGTAAGAAGAGTAATTTTGAGTTACTGGCACGGAACTTGATAAAGTACCACCTATTTTTCTAACTGTCATATTATCCTACCGTTAACTCTGATCCAAATAGCTGGAACTGTACTTTATCGGTATCTGATTGAACAATAACTTTATCTCCAGCGGCTAATGAAAGTCCTATTGTCATTGTTTCTGCAGATGTTTGAACAATTGGGTGGTCAAATGCTATCATGCTTTTATGGCTTAAGGATTCTCCATACTTAACAACTGCAATTCTGTAAGTAGCAGAAGATGATCCAATATTGCTTACTACAATTGAAGATGCTACTGCAGCTCTATTATCTGGACAAACATAAAGATTTACCCAAGGACCTGTGACTTTTCTTACTGTTGGTGATCCATAAGTAAGTCCTGACCATCCTTCTGATCTTGTTGTATAAGGACTTGTATAAAGAGCATTTGGATTTCCTGAATTTCCATCAATTGGTCTGCGTGGAAGCAGTGCTTTTGGAATAGCACCTTCAATTAAAGAGATATTATCTAAATGTAAATAAGTCCAATCATTATAGCCAGCGTTATAAGGTTTTACTTGAAAATCAAAGTATCCGCCTTGTCCTGTAAATGTTTGATAATGTCTTCCCCAGTGTCCCCAAATATTATTGTGGTTTCCTACTGGGCTGTCCCATCCAGGATTGTATGTAAGTCCATTTCCATGCATTGAAGCATCGCCTTTTTCTTCAATAATATTAAACCATGAAGATCCATTATATGCAGTTACGCTCCAGTGATTGTTGCTTTGATATCCATGATATCCGCCTGTAAATTTACCCCATAATGAAAGTGTATATGGTTGTCCTGCTTTTAAATAAGGTTTTGTTGTTGTTGCTAATCCATTACTAATTCTCCACATTGGTCTATAGTTACTGTTATGTGAATCAAATCTTATTGAATTTGTTCTACCAGTTGTATTTTCACTTGATGGAGCATGCTCTCCAGTTAGATAATAAATTGGGTTATTTTCATTAACTCCTGAATGGTGACTATGGTGTCCAAAAAGTGGTCCTGGGGTAGCATGAGCAGTTCCACCATGAGAAGTACTTGTTGCATAAAACTCTAAATTTGGATCTGGAAATCCATTAAGAGTGGTTTCTGCTGTTGCTACAGATCCACTAGCCTGACCTAAAACTTTAATATACTCTGCCATGTTATGCTCCCATTAGTAAGAATGTTCCGTATTTACCTCCGCCAGTTGATATTTCAAGGTTACCACCTAATGATACCGCAGATCCATTTATGGTGATGCCTGAATTTACAAGGGCTGAGTTTGGAATATTAGTAAGCGTATTTTGAGAGCCGCTAATGCTCTTATTTGTAAGGGTATCAGATGTATTTCTACCTATAAGGGTGTCGGTAGAGTTTGGAAGGGTAATTACCCTATCATCTGTTGGCTCTCCAGCACTTAATGTAGTTTCGTATGAGTCTGCTGTTGTACCCTCAAAAACAATACTTTGTGAAAATGCTATTTGTAGTCCGCTTGCTTGACCAGTAAAAGTAGGGTTATCAATAACTGGACTGGTTAGAGTCTTATTTGTCATGGTCTCTGTTCCAGTCAAAGTTACAAAGTTATCATCTGAAAGAGCCGTATTGAATTGTGCTACTGTTCCAGATAATGTATTGTTTGAAAGATTAATTGTTTTGTTTGTAAAAGTATCTATTGTGTTAGGAGTAAGTCCTGCATATTCTAGAGAAGTCCATGCTATGGTTCCACGGCCAATTTTAAATCTGCCAGTGTCTTTCTCAAAACCCCATTCACCTGCCGCTAATGTTGGATTAGAAGCGGTCCATTCTGCTGCTGTACCTCTGCGAATCTGAAATCTTGAATTTACGCTCATGCGGCTATCTCTCCTGCATCAAATGTATTTTCGAAGGTTGTTGCGTCTGGCGCTCCACCATCGTATGGAGAAACTGAGTCAAAGTTACCGCCATCGATTAACTCTGGTGTTCCTCCTGTAATTGTAACATTTATTCGGTTATTAGCCAAGTCATCTTGGACCAATGCTCCGCCAAGGAAATTCAGGGTTGGACGTTTATTTAAGGCGGTTCCATTTTGTTGTACTGTAGATATTACTCCATTGACCGTAGCAGAAGAAAAGTCTACAGTTCCTGTAAAGGTTGGGCTGGCAAGAGGAGCTTTGAGAGATAGAGCGTTAGTAATTGTAGTCGCATAATTTGCATCATCTGCTAAAGCTGCCGCTAGCTCATTAAGAGTATTTAAAGCTCCTGGGGCTCCATCAATTAAATTTCCTAGCTGAGTAACTGGAATATTTCCAGTAGAATCTAAAGAGGCTACGCCGTCAGGTTGACCTACATCTCCAATTGGAACATAGTCATCAAGCGTGTTTCCCAGGTTGTCTGTAGTTACAAAATTATTTAATGTATATTTTTCCCATAGATCTGTTACCTGGTTGTATCTGATTGTATCACCAGTAGATGGACTTAATGCTGAAACATTATGTAATTCATGAAGCTCAAATCCATTTTGAATGCTTACATTCATTGAGCCTGTATTTTGCTGTCCGCCTCTTACTACCGCTCCAAGATAAACTAAATGATTAGGTGCAGATGGCTTATTTACAAAACCGAATATTTTAGCTCCAGCTATTCCAAGCCATACTGGATCTCCGTCTACAGCTCCAGTTGTATCTATGCCTTCGAGTAAACCAAATGTAATTATTTGACCATTTGAATTATTTGATATTGCAGAAGTTGTAAGGCCAAGTGTTTTTGATGATCCAGATTCTGTAAGATTTGTTGAAGCTGCAACTAATAATTTACCAGACGCACCGTCTGAGCCAACAACATATACTGGTGTTCCTTTAGCAATTGGAGATCCGCTTTGATTTCTAACATCTGCATAAATATTTCTTGCTCCAGCTACCTGAGATGTAACTAGACCCTCAAGCTGTGCAATTTTATAATCATGTGATGTTACTACTGTAGAATTATTTTGACCAACTTTGGCCTCTAAGGCTTCAATAGCATCGTTAGCATTTACGTGTTGTTCTGCGTGACTTATCTCATGTAATGGAGTAGTCGAATGTGGGTTAACCAGAACATCTAGGGCGGTTGGGAATAAGGTTGCCATATAGATATATTATACCCTAGGCTAGTTATAAATTAGTTATATTCTTTTCTGAACCATCCACTATTTTTGTACCAACCTGTAAAAACTGAGTTCATTGCATATATAGCTTTAGGGAAAGTCTTTAATAATGAGCTATCTGCCGATGACTCCCAAGATTCTCTTTTAAAAGGAACTACCTGCAAAATAGGGCTACCCTTTGGAATGATTCCTTCAAAATCTTTTCTTAAAAATACTGGATAAGCTCCTGGTCTTAAAGGCTCTAAATCTGCATCTACAATTCCAGATAAAGCAATAAATGGAAGATCTAATCTATTTAAAGGTTGAGTAATCAAAAGACTATATCCTTTAGGAGTTTGAACATGCATTGTATGTATAAATATAAAATGTATGTCATAACAATAATCTGGAATTTTAATATTACCAACATTTTTGACATCTCTAATACTTAAAATTTGATGATCTTGATTAAAAGTTATTTTAGGACTAGATCCAGGAACTCTTTCTACAGAAATGTCTGTAGGAGTTTCTACAATATATCCAGTCAAAAATGCATCTGTAAATGGCATGCAATGTTTAAAGTTTAGTCTTTTAGAGTCATGCATATTATTTACTTTAACAGATGTTGTTGATTTAAACCAATCTGGTATATGTTTTTTAGCGGGTACTGGAATACTGGAATGTAATAAAGTGCTATTTAAATCTGAGCCAGAGGCTGCAAATTTTATTTTTTTAGCCATATTATAAAATTAATCCAAAGTGTTTAGCTATGTAGGCTATTGCTAATCCGCTCCAAAGAATATTAAACCAAATAAGGGTAGGAATAGTTTTTACAGTAGAAGACCATATGAGCCCTAGGCTTGAAACTAGGGCAAAGATGTAGAACCACCATATACTTACATCAAACATAAGTCCTGGAATAATGATGGCGGCCTTGGCAACAAAAGCTAAAAATTCTACAGTATTAGCCCTAGTCCAATATTTTTTGTGGCCCATTGTTTTTAAAGCCACAACCCATTGCATATGTTTTCTAGTCTTGGCCATTATAAAACTTTTTCTTTAAATACTCATAATGAGATGGAAGTTCAGATGCTTCATCATTCCATATTTTTTTAGATTTATTGCTTCTAAATTCAAATCCTGCAGCAACGGTATGGACATCTTGATCTTGACTCCAATCCCATAATTTAAGGCTGGTTTTATTTAATGGTGTAAGTTCATGTCCAACCATTACGCAAGCTACTCCTAAATTTTGAGGACTAAATCCAAATAAATGGTTTGTAAACATTCCTGAAATTTCTTCTTTATGCCCAGCTGGAGATTTTTTATCTGTCATATATCTCCAAAACTCTGTGTCTTTTCTTTCGCTATGAGAATAATGAATTTCAACAAAATCAAAGAATCCCATAAATACTTTTTCGCATCCCTTATTAAAAATATCTTTCATGGGCTTATTGTTTAAGTCCTTATCCAGTACTTTTACTAATGCAATTAAATATTCATGAGTTGTGTGTAGCCCATTACTTTCTAGAGGCTCAATAAAGCCAGCAGAAAGACCGATAGTAACAACATTCTTATTCCATACCTCTGACATCCTACCAGTTTTAAATTTAACTTGATTAAATTTTAAATCTATCAGATCCTCTTCAGTTCTTGGGACAACCATTTCATCGGAACAAAGGTGGGCTTTAAATTCTTCCAAAGCCTCTTCGTCTGTCGTGAACTTATCGCTATAAACGTATCCAGTTCCAATTCTTGAATACAGAGGAGTATTCCAAACCCAGCCATTTCCAAGAGCTGTACAATTTGTATAATTCTCTAATTCTTTTTCTACATTCTTATATGGTATTTGAACTGCCCATGCTTTATTACAAGGAAGTCTGTCTGACATATCTAAAAATTCTACTTCCCCAACAGCATTAGCAAGCAATGCTTTGAAGCCAGTACAGTCAATATAGAGATCGGCAGAAATTTCTTGACCGTTATCTAAAACAAGAGCAGCTACTCCATTTTCATCAGTTTTAACTTCAGATACAGTAGCCTCTATTCTCTTTACACCTTTAGGAATAGAAAATTTATTTCTCAACCATTCAGCAAATTTTATTGCATTAAAATGTAATGCATAATCTTTATCTCCATTAAATTCCGCTATAGCTCCTGACCTATTTACTGTATATTTACCCTTATTTACTATTGCCATTTGTGGAAAATATGTTTCTGCAAAATCTGTGAATGGAGTCTCTGGACTTAATGCTTTTTTAATAAACCAGTCTTGGAATCCAAATTGTGAATCTCCTAGGTAAGCTTTACCAAATGGGTAATGAAATCCGTCATCTTTCTTTCTATGAAAGTTTTTAAATCTAATACTTAATTTATAAGAGGCATCAGTATCAACCATAAAGTCATCAATATTTGCATCAATTGATTTAAGCCATGTAAGTATTCTTTGTTGTGTGCTTTCGCCTACCCCAATTGTAGGAATATCTGGACTTTCTACTAGGGTAATATTATATTCTGGATAATGAGATATTAGTGTGGCTGCTGTCATCCATCCAGATGATCCTCCGCCTACAATTACGATTGATTTTGACATTATGTCCTCTCGACATGTCAATTATAGCAAAACTGGAACTTCCAGTCAATAGGTTGTTTTATTTATTATTACTCGGAAGCAGCCTCAGCTGCAATGGCGTCTAACCCAGCCTGTATATAATCTGGGGTATCTGCAACATTTCCTTCTTCTGAAGCCCATGCAGCATACTCTGAATCATCTACACTTACTTCTTTCCATAGATGTCCATCATCGGATACCTTCATTTTTAATTTAGTTTTTTCTAAATTCATCCATTCATATTTAGCCATTTTAATCTCCTAAAGTTTGCTAACAAATGCTGATTTTCCAGCGGTTGGAATATCAATAATTTTATCTACTCTATACAGGTTTGCTACCTCTAGATTAGTAGAAGTTGATATGACTCCACTCATATTTAACTTATCAACATCTGCTCCGAATACAACGTGTGAAGATGTCTCTGACGGAACGGCTGCGTTATTTAAATTAATTGCAGGAATTATATCTAAGCTTGCTGTTGAGTTTAAATATCTATATGAACCAGTTCCAGTAATTGATTCTGCTTTTAAATTTCCAACAAGGGTTGGGGTTGCAGCTGCTAAAATAATTGACTTATCTTCAGAAAAATTTCTTCCATTAGCATCTTGGAAAATTGATAATATTTCTGACTCTGTTAAAGCACGATTAAATAGTAGGAAATTTTCTATAGGACCATTTGCCCAATAAGAGTTTACTGGGTCTTGACCTAGATATACTGTTTCAAAGTACTCAAAATCTGTGTTTCCAGAAACTGTTTGTAAAGAGGCATCCCCATCTTTTGCAAAGTAAGCTGTCATGCTTGTTCCGCTATGAACAAGTGCTCCAAACATAAGGGTTCCTGGCTCTACAGTAAGTGATGATATCTGTAAATCAGTATTTGGATCTGTGTCGTCTTTGAATGCTTGAAGTTTTGTAGAACCTCTTTGATAATTTAAAGTTGCATATGAGCTGCTATCTGCATATAAAGTAAAGAATGGGTGTGTACCGCCAGCAGCTGAAGATACCTGTGGACCTGCAACTGTCCAGCAAAGCGCTGTGTAGTCTGCGGTCATTTTTGGAACATTGTAGTTTAAGGTTCCAGCTGCTCTTGCTGGCGCATTAACAAAAGGAGTTTGGTATCTGTTGTCTTCTACTTGAACAGAGTCTACAAAGAAAATCTTTCCTGTATCATTTGTTGCATTAAAGTTTATAATATTTAATGTCATTAAAAATCTTACACCGTTCACAGCAGAAGTAACGGCAATATTAGTCCATTTTCCAGGAACTAAAGTAACTGAAGTGCTATCAGTTCCACCGACCTGAGTACCACCGCTATCTTGTAATTGAATATCTAAACGTAATTGTAATGCATGATCACTTTTTACTCTCAAGCTTGCTGTTTTATAAGAGTTTGTTGAAGTATTGTAATATGAAGCTGATGGGAATTTAATATTTGGAGAAAGAGATGTTCCATCTAGCATGTAGCGGGCTGAGCCTACGCCATAAACGCCATTTTGTGCATCATAAAATCCAACAATTCCAGTTAAATTAAATGTTGAATAGTCAGCTGTTGCGTCAGCTGCAAAAATTCTGTTGTTTGTTGCCTGTGAAACTACAGGGGCAAGACTATACTTACATTTAGCAAGCCATGTCTCACCTGTAAATGTTGGTGATATCTGTCCGTATCTGTCGTATAAATGATATGTTGATGGCATTTTTATTTCCTCCGTTTACTGTATTATACAGCACCTATCCCATAAAGGCTAATTTTTGAACGTTGTCTGTATCCGACATCGCTTTCTACTTTAAAAGTTAATTTAGTTATTGCTTTGTCTGCATCTGCTGAGTTGTAATAATCAAATTTATATTCAATCATATAGGCAAACTGACTCAAATGACTCCACCTTCCCCAAAATGTTCTCTGGTTCCATCCGCCTCTTGTTTTTGAGTATCCTGGAATATATATTTCTCCAGATCCAGTCCATGTTACGTTTTCTGGACGATACATGTATCCATAATAGAAATAGTTTGTGTTATCAACATTCCAAGTTGATGTCATGCTTTCAGCTCTAGTATAATATCTATTTGTAGTTGTATCTCCATTTATGGTCATCATGATTCTATATCCAGAGGTATTACTTGTATTATGACCCATGTTATCAAAAACAATTCGGAGATCTCTATAATTTTGCGAAATATCAGCAAATTCTATAGTATTTGTTCCATCTACCATAACTGGATTAGTCATACCGCTGAATGAATTTTTTGTTCCAGCAGTTGGCATAGTTTCGGCAATTAAAACATAGGACGAGTTATTTTGAGTAACTCCACTAGAAGCTCCTCCTAAAGTTCCACCAAATCGTTTATTAGTCATTTATATTCCTTATAGAGTTATTTCTGATCCGTATGCGCTAAATGTAATTTTATCAACATCTGATTGAACAATTATCTTGTCTCCTGCAGAAAGTGTAATACCAAGTGTTAGTGTTTCTGCTGAGTTTGAATTAATTGCATGATCAAAAGCTAGCATATGCTTGTGAGATAAAACTTCTCCAAATTTTTGAACTGCGATTCTGTAAGTAGCAGCTGCGGTTCCAATATTAGAGATTGTTATAGTTGATACTACAGTTTCTGTTAAGTCTGGACAAACATAAAGGCTTTGCCATCCTCCTGTTAATCTTCTAATAGTTGGTGAAAGATATGCTGTATCTTGCCATCCTTCAGATCTTGTGGTGTATGGTGAAGTATAAAGAGCATTAGCGTTTCCAGATGTTCCATCTGTAGCTCTATTTGAAAGAAGAGCAAATGGGACAGCTCCTTCTAATAATTGAATATTATCTAGCCATGCAACAACATCTCTACCGCCGTGTGTTGAGTAACATCTTTGATGTAAATTAAAAAATCCGCCAGTTCCTGTAAATGTTGTATAATGTTGTTTCCAGTTATCCCAGAAACCATTATTTGTTGTAGTTCCCCATAGCCTTGACTCGTTGGCATGGCTATGTCCTGTTGTTTCATATATATTTTGAGTTGTGCCATTACCTGTGTCAAAGTAAAGGTTTCTATGTGCATGGCTATTATTTGAGTCATTTGTAATTTTAGTCCATAATGAAAGTGTATAGCTCTTTCCAGCAGTTAAATATGGTCTTGTTACTTCTGGACGAATTCTCCAGTTAGCATCAGAACCAGAATGATGAGACCTTAATCTAAGAGCTGAAGTTCTTCCTGTTAAAGATGCACCAGATGTTGGGTTATCTCCACTATGATAATACTGTGATGTGTGATCAGAGCTATCATTTCCGCCAGTTACATAAAATAATGGTCCAACTCCACGGTTTCCAATTACGGCTGTCGATCCGTTAGTTCCCTGATGTTCTGTTTGTGTTGGATAGTATTCAAATTGTGGATCTTGAAAGCCATTTAGCAATTGTGTTCCAGATGCTGCAACTCCACTTGCTTGTCCTAAAATCTTATAATTTGTTGCCATTTATTATGCCCCCATCAACAGGAATGGATTTGTTCCACCCGCTGCGCTCATTACTAATGCCGTTGCTTGTGTCTTTGCAACCTCAATGTCTGCCAGCGCTGTTGTTCTATTTGTATTAATATTTGTTACGCTAGTTGTTCCAGCTGTATTTACTAGACCAACCTGTGTGGTTCCTGCAGTATTTACTGCTGCTACCTGAGTAGTTCCTGCAGTATTTACTGCTGCTACTTTTGTATCACCAATATCTGTAATAGCATTTGCATTGTTAATTGCAGTACCATTTAAAATTGTAGCATATGCCGATTCTAGCGCCTTTAGGATCAAAATCATATCATTGGCGGAAGTTGTGGAATGCAGTTGATTCATCTTCGCCTGTATGACGGAGTTGAAGTTAGTTAAATCAAACTGTACTGCTGGCATATTTATCTCCTAACAAATTTTACCATTTACACGCTTATAAGGCTAGTGCCATTGCCATGGCTAAAGAGTCTTGTACATAAGCTGTAGTGGCTATTTGTGTTGTATTTGTTCCCGCCGCTGCAGTAGGCGCTGTAGGCGTCCCTGTAAAGGCTGGAGAGGCCAATGGAGCCTTAGTTCCAAGGGCGGTGGTAACTGTTCCAGCAAAATTAGCATCGTCGTTTAAAGCGGCTGCTAACTCATTTAAAGTATCTAAGGTTGCTGGAGAAGAATCAATTAAATTAGATATAGCGGTAGAAACATCTGTGGCTCTTGCTATAGTTGAAGCAATCTGGGTATCTGGTATTAATCCAGAAGAGTTAAGAGAAGCAACTCCATCTGGTTGACCAACATCACCGACTGGCACATAATCATCTAATGTATTATTTAAATTTGTAGACAAGGCATCAATCTGGCCTTGTAGCCCAGCAATAAGGGCATTAATTTCTGTAGGGGTTAATGTAGCATATGGAAGGGCATTCCATGCCGCCAAACCTGTTCCAATTTTAATCTTGTTATTGGTTGTATCAATTCCAATTTCTCCCGCCAAAAGGGTGGGGTTAAGGGAAGTCCAATCAGAAGCAATATCTCTTCTTAATTTAATTCTTGTATATACGCTCATGCTTCACCGCCATCTAATGTAGCAACTGCTCCATTTACTGATAAAATTGCTCCATCATATCCATGGACATGTTCAAAGACCTGTGCTACATCTGTGTATAATTGCCACAATGTTCCAGTCCAACGCCAAGTTATTCCACCAGTTGTATATGTCTGGTTGACTGTTGGGTTAAGCGGGAATACTGTTGCCATATTCTAATTATACCTCACCATATATAAATTTCAATCCTAGATAACCAAGACATCTGCTTCTTCAGCAGTCAATGGTTGTCCAGCAATTAATTTAGCTTTTGCAGATGCTTTAAGTTCTGCTTTAGCCTGTGCATCAGCTTCTTCTTGAGCTTTTCTAGCAGCTGTAGCAGTAGAAGATGCTTCCATCTCAGAAATTTCTTCTTGAGTAAGCGGTCTTTCTACAACTTCACCTGTTGTACAATTAATTTCAACAGCTGTTAATGTTTCTGACATTATTCCTCCTTATTAAGTGTTTTTTATTCCGTATAAATAAAAAGTTGATCCTGCAATAAAATTAAGACCCGCAATTTGTTTAAATGTTAAACTTGTAATTGCTTCTCCAGTTGATGGTCTAGAATTTCCAAATACCTGTATTCCTGAAGGTTGATTTCCTCCAGCATAAATAATATTTACAACATCTCCACTTGCATAATTAGGTATATATATCCAGTTAAAAGAAAAAACATTTGCATCATTATCATTAGTGCCAGAAGCCCATATTGATATTGGAGATGAAGTTTGTGAATACAGTGTGCTGTTTGAATCTCCAGGTCTAAAATACGCAAATCCTCCTGAGTAACTTGACTCTGTGCTTTGATTATTTATTTGAATTAAATTATTTAAGCTATATGAAGATCCTACATTTGTTCTAGATGATATGTATATAGATAAATCTGAATAGGTTTGAGGTATTGGGTTAAATGTTACCTGATTTGTAGAACTACCAGATACTGTGTATGAAGAAATTAAACTAAATGTATTTGCCATATTATGTAAACTTCCTAATTCCGTATAATGTTAATTTAGAAGGGCTTGTAAAGCTTGGACCACTTGTATATATTGTTATTGATGTTATAGCATTTGATGTTCTTAATCCTGCCCCAAGATAGTACATTCCGCTTCCCCACCCATGATATCCAATAACACACTTGTTTAATAATGTTGTAGCTGAATAATTATTAATATTTAAATGAAATGACCCTAGAGAAGTAGATAAAACATCTCCTATTTCTATAGCTCCAACTTGATCATTGCTGTTTGTTCCACCAGTTCTATTTAAATAAGACCAATCATAACTACTGCCAATACCATTTAATTGTAAATAAGCTGTTCCAGTTCCACTCGTTTTTATTGATCCAGATAATACTAAATCTGTATAATTTTGAGGAATTGAGCTAAAAGTATATGAAGTCCCACTTGTTGGACTAAATGTTGCTATTGGTTCATATGTTCCTGTTGGCATAGGTTACCCCTTTATTCCATATAATGATACAGTAGTTCCCGCACAAAGTGGGTACGAAGGTTTAGACTGAAACGTAATAGAATTTATAGCTGAAGTAGAAGATCCAAATTGATTTATTAAAGTTATTAGGCTGTTATATGGTCCAGTTGAATGTGGCCTTACAAGAAGTATTTTCGCCTGCTTTACTTTTGTTGTATTTGAATAATCTAAAATATCTATTATTCCGCTTGCTGGTTCGCTTACATCAATTCCACCAAACCACATTTCGGTTCCATATGTAGCATCGCTATCATAGTTTGCTGCATTATAAATAGTTGTTCCTAAAAGGGCCATTCTTGAAACTTTTGTTGGAGAAATATTACTCTTTATATACATATAATCTCCGCCTACTGTTGCTCCTACCCACCTTATTTGTAAATGTTTATAATCTTGTGGAATTGAATTGAATGAAATTGCTGCTTGAGAAGATGTTAAAGTTGTGCTTGCAATAGATTCATAATCTCCAAGTAGAATATTTGTAGACAAAATGCTAAAAGATCTAGATGAACTATTTACCCCATCTGATGCTGTGATATCAAAAGTGTAGTTTGTGTCTGATTCTATTTCTGGGGCTGTGCCAGTAAGTGCTCCTGTTGATGAATTTAAAGAAATCCATGGAGATGCACTAATTATATTTATTTGACCATACATTGATGAATGATATTGACATTGATAAAATAAAGTATCTGGTGCATTATTAGGGACTACAAACGTAACGGTTCCAACTTGTGTTCCCGCTCCAGTTACTCCTGTTGAATAAACATTGTTTGAATTATATCCATTGCCAGTAGTTTGAATATAAAAAGGGTGACCTGATGCATTTACGTTAAATGTATATGTACCGCCACGGGTTAATGTAATAGATCCATTTGAAACTCCATCAATTAAGTATGCTCCTGATCCGCTATTTGTTACTTGATACGTTACTGGCGTAGGAGTAGCAGTTGGTAAATTTATTGAAGAATAAACTATTGAAGTACCATCTGGATCTGTTGCAGATACGGATGCGTTTAAAGATGTTAATTCTGCTATTGTGGCAATATTTCCAGATGGGGTGTTCCATACAGGAGTTCCACCAGCATCTAAAGCATTTTCTAATATTGAAAATTTATTATCGTCATTTATAACTTTAATATCATACGGTTCAAAAGATACGGATAGTGCTGGGGTTGTAGCGGTAATACTTGTCTGGCTAACAAAAGTCACAACTGGTGAATTATAAGATGTTGAATTAGTTCCAATAAATTGAACTGTTGCCCCTGATCTAAAATTAAGTCCAGTAATATTAATTGTTGTTCCTATAGTAGATGCGGTTGTTGGAGATATACTAATTATTTCAGGAGCAGGATCTGGAGATACTTTATCCCATCCCGTTGAAAAATATTGAATTAATTTATTTAAAGTTGTATCAAAATATAACTCTCCAATAATTGGAAATAGTGGTCTATTGGCAGAAGTTCCTCTATTTACTCTTACTGTATTTTGTGTTCCGTCTACAGTCTTATTTTCAAGGGTCTCTAAATGCTTAGGCCCTTGTGGTTGTGTTCCAGATAGCTTAAGTACCATTATTTCATCCTCCAACCATATGTAGATCCAGTGTATATAAATGATACCGTAAATCCGTTTATATCTAGGGCTGCATCTTCAGTTAGCCCGTTTATTTTTTCACCATTTCTTAGAATGACTACGTCATTAGTAAAAGCATTATTTGCCGCATCGTATAATTCTATTTCATCGCCAAGGCTTGGGGTGGCTGGTAAAGTTAATGTTAAATCTGCTGTAGTATCAACAAAATATCTAGTATTTTTTACCATGGTTATATTAGTTGATACGGCTACTGGAGAAAGTCCTGCAGCTATAGTTGTTGATCCGCCAAGAGATACTGCTGAGCCATTAATAGTAATTGCAGAGTTTGCTAGCATAGCATTTGTAACTGTAGAGTTAGGCAATATTACAGTACCTGTAAATGTAGGAGAATTAAGGGGGGCAAATCCTGAGATGCTTGCGCCTGAAGGAATTGTTACTGTGCCTGTAAATGTAGGGCTTGCTAGAGGGGCTTTAAGAGCAAGAGCATTTGTTATTGTAGATGCATATGATGAGTCATCATTGATTGCTGCCGCCAACTCATTTAATGTATCTAAAGCAGCAGGTGCTCCGTCTATAAGATTACCAAGCTGAGCAATTGGAATTTTACCTGTCGAATCAAGAGAGGCTACTCCGTCTGGCTGCCCAACATCGCCTATTGGTACATAGTCATCTAAAGTATTTCCAAGGTTTGTTGATATAGTATTTATCTGTGTTTGTAAATTAGATGTTGCACCAGTTAGATAAGATATATCTGTAGACGTTAAAGATGCTGCTGGTAATGTAGACCAGGTTGTTTCGTAATCATTGTTTGAAGATTTTACTAAATATTGTCCAGTAGTTCCGCCGCTTGATACTCCAGGACCTGGGGTGCTTGATCCTGCAGGTCCTTGAGGACCAATTGCTCCAGTTGCTCCAGTTGGTCCTGCTGGTCCAGTTGCTCCAGTTGGTCCTGCTGGTCCCTGTGGTCCTTGTGGTCCTACTGGACCTAAAGAAACTTCAACCCAGTATGTGCCATCATAAACATAAAGATGAGCATCATCATTGTCATACCAAAGTTTACCTTCGGTTGCTGTTGCTGGGATTGTTGTGCTTACTTCTACTGTTGCTCCGCCAGCGGCAGCGCCAAGATCTTGCCAAGTATTTTGTGTATAGTATCTTACTTTATTAGAAGATGTATTAAAGTAAAGATCACCATTTGTGGCAGATCCTGGATCGCTGGTAAGTCCTACGAGATTTAGTGGGACTTTAAATTTTCTGGACATTTAATTATCCAATAACTACGACTTTATATTCTCCTGCTGAAGGCGCAGTCGCAAATTTAATTGTAACTGCTGAAGTAGAAGTTAACTCTACATCCGTTTCGACTTTGGCGTATGGAGATGCTGTTTCAGATACTTGTACCAAAACATCAGCCGTTCCTAGATTGTGAGTGACGGTATAAGAAGTTGCAGATGTGGCAAGTGTCTCTACATACTTTCTTGAAATCGCATGGTAGTTGGTACCGTCATTGGACAATTGCCATTGATCAGCATTTTCTTTCCATAGAATTTCTACGTCAGCCGAATCTCCACGCTCAACACGGATTCCAGCATCCGCTACTGGGGTTCCAGTAGCATTGCTATTGAGGTTAATCTTATTATCCTCAATATTAATTTGTGTAGTATTTACTGCATTGATTGATCCTGTAACATTTAAGTTACCGCCAACTTGAAGGTTTCCAGTAATTTGAACATCATTTGGAAGACCAACTGTTACAGCTGCACCTTCACCAGTTCCTGAAACCTCGATTTCATTAGGAGTACCAGTAACGCTTGCTACATAGTTTCCTGTTGTATCTGTTCCAAGTTCTACTGAGTTTGCTGAGATAGTCGTGGTAATTGTTACGTTACCAAGATCTGTCATTGTGGCAGAACCAGTTACCTCACCAGACAAGGTGATGGTTGGATCATTTACGTTAAAGTTTAATTTACCTGCATCGTCATCGTATGTTACTGAAATGCCAGACTCTGTATTTGAATCCACCATTCCGCCAACAATATCTTGAACACGTTCTGAATTTAAAACTACGTTGCCGTTTGTTACTGTAAAGTCAATTGCATCAAAGCTTGCAATACCTTTGTTTGCAGAAGTAGCATCTTCTCCAGAAATTGTAATTGTTGTTGTAGTGGTATTATCTGTTACAACTGCATCTATACCTTCGCCACCAACTACTTTTAATGTATCAGTTAGAAGATTTACGCCATATGTTTCTACGTTATCTGATCCAACAGTTAGTGTTGTAGCAACGCTTACTGTTCCCGCTGCAGTCAAACGACCTTGTGCGTCAACTGTGAATGTTGGAATTGCAGTTGCGGAACCGTATGAACCAGCTGTTACTGTAGTATTGTCTAAATCGATTGTTGTGGTTCCAGCATTATCGTCATAAGTTGCTGTGAGACCTGTTCCGCCTATTACGGAAGAACCAATAATATCCTGGACTACCTCTGTAGATCCAGACATTGGCATCCACGGACCATTTGGTGCCGTTAAGCCATTGTAGTAGTACATCGTGTTATTCGATGTATCGTAGTAAATCTGTCCAGTTACTGGATTAGATACTGGTCCAGAGTTGTGATGTATTCTAGCTTTGATTAACTCGTTCTGGTTAAGATCAAGGCTAACTAAAAATTTTCTTGCCATTTGCTATGCTCCTTAAGACAGGTACGCTGTCCCTGAAAACGGTTGAGCCATTGTCAGTGTTAAAGTATTAAGACTATTATAATCTATTCCAGTTTCCAATACATCTCCATTGCTCGATTTAACGGTAACGGCAGGGGAGAATCCAAGGTTATGATTTATAACTATTGAATATAGTCCATTTGTTGGACCACTGACCTGTACTAGCTCCCAAGAGTATACGAAAGCTATATCTTCTTTTGTTACTAGGTCAATTATATTGGCCCCAGCCCAGGTTGTGTCTGAAAGCTTTGGCCCATAGAATTCGTTTGTGGTCGTATTGAAATAAAAGTCGCCTTCAAGTCCAAGATTATTGGAGGGTGCAGCAGACCCATTGAGAATTGTTCTACCTCTAGGACCTTGCGGACCAGGGGAAGCAATAACAACTTTATTTTTTTGCTCTATTACCTTAATTGTCTCTGGCATTATATTGTGACCGATCTACTCAAAGTCAGAAAACCCTCAAGAAGTTTTATCTTATTTAAATTGGTATCGGTTACCATTAGATCATAAGATGACTTTGGGTAAAATAATTTATTTGTTTGAGTAGGAGTCATTTTACAAGTGACTTTACCATTAGGTCCGTCAATTGTAATTCCGCCTGAAGGGGATGTTAGAGTAAATGCTAATTTTGTTCCACCCTTTGTATCTCTAACTTGTAACTTTGCAGTTGAACCAGTTAAATCAATGGGTAGATCATTGTCGTCTTTATATTCGACAATAAATGTGAAGGTGGTATTTTGATCCACTTCGAAATTCTTTTGTGCTGCCATTTGCTAAAATCTCCTAAAATAGGAAAACTCCTATGCCCATTTTAGCATAGGAGCCGTCCTAATCTATTATTAAGTTTTTACTTTTTTGTGAAGCCGAATGAAGACTCGTTTGGATTTAATGCCTTCAAAATAACTGGTAGACAAGCTGCAATACCACCCTTAATTAAATCTCCTGGGTCAGTATTTCCAGTCATGTAAAGAGCAATGGCGGCACCTAGAAAGTGACGACCATAGCTTGCTAACGCTGCTAGAATTTTTTCCTGCATTGTTACCTTTCCATCATTGTTTAGATCTTCTTTGATTGTTGCCAAGTTAGATCCTCCTTATTTCTGGGCCTTGTGCCCAGGAATTTTGGGGTTGCCCCCAATCTTTATTATATACCTTTTAGGCGAAAATGTCTACAATCTCACAATTTCCATCGGAAGTACAAGCAAGAGTTTGGGTTCCGCTAGTTCCATCTTCTGTTTCGTAGAAAGATAAATCTTCCCAACGAATACTAGATGGCATCTTTGCAAGAAGTTCTAGGTACTCTGTCTCTGTTACCTCTTGATAAGGAGCTTGCTTATATGAATGGTCTGAATGTGGCAGAAATGAAATTCCAGATACTTCATCAAAATGCTTATACACCCAAGCACCCACTTCCATCCATTCATCTTCTTTTACAGATACAGTAATAGATGGCTTATGTTCGCACCATGATCTTTGATATACAAGCCATGTATTTAAATGCTCAATAGCAGTAAGATCATTTCTCAATATAGCACCCTCTGGAGCTTTTACTGGAAATGAAAATACTTGAGTATCATTTGGCTTCATGAAGTCATCTTCACATGGAATTCCGACTTCTTTTAAAAATGTTGATAGTGGATCTTTTTTGTCTCCACGAACTGTACGGATATAATATTGAGAATGCCATGGATGCATTCCAGAAGATACTCCAACTAATTGAGATACGGTTCCAGAAGGTTTTACGCATGTAATTGCTGCAGACTCATTAATGCCGATATTTGCAGCCTCTGTTTTATTTGTCTCTCTGGCTAATTCTCTAGCCTTCTCAAGAAAATCAGATAAAGCATTTAGGTCTTCTTTTCCAGACATGAACTTATGTCCAAATTGTCCAGTTAGAGATACCCCTAGCAGTCTTTCCTCTTCTGTGTTGTCTTTCCAGATTTTACGCAAATACTTGAAATCTGTAAGTGTAGATTGCCATGTACCAAGAATAGTAGCTAGTTTAACCTTATTTGAAATATCCTCTAGAGTATCGCTTTCACGAATTACCACTTCGGATAAATTACAAAACTGATAAGGTCGTAGGATAATTTCTGAGCATGGGTTAGTTCCGTAGTGGACTTCAGGGTCTCTTCTTCCCCACCTCGCTGCTTGTTTTTGAGCAGCGGCAACATTGTATATGCCACGCTCACCAGATTTTGAGTCATATAGGTTTTTCCATTCTGCAATAAACTGTTCCATTTCTGGCTTACGAGAATATGCAACTGAATTATTTGATAAAGCACGTTGTGAATTGTTTTCCCACCAGTTACCTGATTTAGCTGATGCCATTTCAATGTCATTAATATTAGACAGAGAAATCATTGCAGATCTGCGGACTCCACCAACAACTACAACTTCACCAATCTTACACATAATATCATGAGCCTCAATAGGCTTCAATTGACGACCTGCTGCTGATTTAAACTTTGCAATAGTAAAATCAAAAAGGTTTACTAATGGCTGTGGTCCTGAAGAACGGCCTCCCATGGTTTTTAATCTTGCTCCAGCTGGACGCAGTTTAGAAACATCAATTGATGGAATCTGTCCCGCCCAAAGCATAGCAAGAAGTTCTCGGTAGGATTTTGCCCAACCATTCTTTGAATCTTCTACAACAATTACAGTTGTTGATTTTTCAAAAGATTCTGGAACGGCAGGTAATTTATTAACATATTTATATTCAACTGAGAAGCCGACTCCAGTTCCACACATTAGGATATACATTGTTTCGTCAAAAGAACGTGGACTATCTACTGGTACAAATGAGCAGTTATATCCTGCAACATGATCTCTATCTAATGCTGCACCAGCAGTCATGACAGCTCTCATAGATGGCATTACATTTCTGTCATATACTGCTTGTTTTAGTTCTTCAACAACTTTTTTATCTGGGAAGTAATTATATGATTCAAGATGAGATAGCATATAACTAAAATATCGATCTACTGTTTCACCCCATGTTTCACGACGGTTATCTTCCTGCAACCATCTTGCATATCTTGACAATGCAATAAAATTTTCGTATGGGTTTTCAATAGTCTTTGACATATAAACTTCCTTCTCCGCCTTGCGGGGTAATATTAGTTTTTTGAGTGAGATACCAATTCTACCAAACTTTATTTAGCGTGGGAAGGGGTTTTAGAATTTTTCTTCTAAATGTTTAAAAGCATTCTTAGTCAACTCAATCCAATTATATTTATTATGGATTTCAGTCGACTGAGTATAGTAATAATTAGATAAACCTTTATAATTAATAGCAGCAAATACCATTAAGTCTTCTAAATGTCCTGCATCTGGTTTATAAAAACTTCCAAGATGAGAATCTCCTACCGCTTTAGGAACTCCTTCTGTCTCTGCATCTGTAAGTCTCGACTTTAGATTTAGGGGTCCTAGAAATTCTTTGTAATGTGCCCAATCATATGTTGAGATAACTGGCATACCAGTTGCTAAACCTTGTAACGGAATAAATCCAAATCCTTCACCCCAACTAGGATATACAAGAACATGGTGGCGGTGATAAAGATTAACTAAATTCTCTAAAGTATATTCTTCTGTAATAATCTCTATATTGTCACATATTTTTTCTGGTGTAACTAATTGACCACGTTTATCATACATTCTGATCATATGACTATTGTGTGCTTTAATGGTTAAATGATAATCTGGATTATTTCCAAAAAGTTTTATAAAAGTATCTGCAACTAATTGTCCATCTTTTCTTGGAGAAGGTTCTCCTATATGTAAAAATTTTATAGGCCCATCATTAACAACTCTTTTATATGGCTTCCATATAGATTCTATTCCATGTGGATAAACATAGATTGGTTTAGTTATTTGATTATTTCTATATACATCTGCCGTCCAATCAGATGTTGCCCAAATCTCATCACAGAGATTCATTCTAGTTTTCCACTCATCCCTAATACCTGTAGATTCCCAAGGAGTGTATCCAATTTGATATTGATCTTTATGTAATTTATAGTGGTGGGGTTGTGTAAAGTTTATCTGAACTGGAGCTTTAGGGTTTGCAAAATCTACTTTATGTCCCAATTCTTGAAGGGTACGAACAATATTTTGGCCTGCATATCCAAATCCGACAGCTGGATTTAAGCCTGCCCGTATTGTGTAATATGAAATATGCATCAATTTTCCTAGTCAACTGACTTGACAGTAACTTACCGCCAATGCTACTATTATAGTTCGTTATCTCTAGAGGAGGAAATGCCAATGGAGAGAATCAAAGAACGCTTGAGCGATGTTGCTCATAACTGGTCTTATATAGGAATGATAACATTATTCCTGTTTACTGTCCAGCCTGGGCCAATAGCAACTCAAGCTTTAACACAACTACCTGTAAAGGTAGAGAAAACTGAAAGACAACTAAAGAGAGAAATAATAGATAAGTTCAGTAATGACACTTATAAGCACTCAGAAATGCTTGCACCTGAAGATTTAAAAGATTTACTATGGGCTGTAGGTTTTGAGGGAACTGCTTTAAAGACAGCTTGGGCTGTTGCTAGGGTAGAGTCAAATGGGAGACCAATGGCTCTAAACGACAACCGTCGAACTGGAGATAAATCTTACGGAATTTTTCAGATCAACATGCTAGGGGAACTTGGCATAGATCGTAAAGATAAATTCGACTTAGTTTCAAATAAGGAATTATTTGATCCAGTAACTAACGCAGAGATAACGTATCATATGACCAAAGGCGGAAAAGATTGGTCATCTTGGCCTAACTCAATAGGAAAGGCCAGGGAGCTCATAGTAGAGTTTCCTAAGTACTAAGGAGCGATATTGGGAAAGATACAAACTGTATCTAAATATATAGCTTTGTCAGAAGAGGGCCTTGTTCCAAGACTTGAATGTCCAATGGATCAGGGCTTTCTGATGCCTAATATTGACACAAATGATAATATATACCTATACTGCCTTTCATGTGCCTATAAAAATATTATGGGTATAGAGGTTTACGAAAACCTTCTGGGCGTGGTAAATGAAGCGGGAAAATAATGGAAGAATGTGCTTGTGTAGATTTCTACAATCGATGTGATGAACATAAAGACCTTGTCATAGGTCCAAATCTTGTAGGCGGAGGTTATCAACCTTGGAGTTCTGGAGCTATGGAAGAAGTTCCAAGTCCAGAAAATTTAGGGGCTCCCGTAAATCCAGTTTTTGAATCAGGTCAAATATCTGAAAAAGACGCTATGGGTAGAGAGATATTCTGGGAAGATCTAGGACGACCTAATGTCTGAGCAGGAACAACCACAAAATTTAGAAGATAACCTTCCTATGGTTAATTACATCATGCTCCATAGGATATATGATTTGCTTACCCTAATTTCAAATAAGCTGGTAGGGCCAGATGATACAGCTAAGATGGTTGAATATCATAACCAAGGATACCTACTAGGACCTACCCCATCTTTTACACCATCTGATCAAGAAAACTCTTGACTTAGAAAATTGCCTATGTGATAATAATCTTGCACGGATTGTAGCATTCCACCAATTTTGCTCTCCGTGCTTGCGCTTAGGCGCAGCGAAACCCATTTGGATCCGCCTCCGAATGGGTTTTTCGTTTAATAGGGGGCAGGCTACCCGTATATTGTTTTTATAGTGCCTTTTGAAAAAAATTGCGCCGAAAAAAGTGCCGCCGAAATAGAAGCTAATGTTTCACATGAAACAATGGGCCAATTTCTGCCTTTACGAGATACTCTCGAAAATCCCAGAATATGTCCGATTTAGCTTAATATAATTAAAGACCACATCACCAGATATAGCACCAATATTCCAGAAGCTATTCTAGTCAACTGCTTTTTATTGTTTATCATTATGATACTCGTTTCTGATTTTTACGGAGATGGGTGCGGATGCGGTGGCAATTAGAACATACAATCTCACACTTAGCTATCTCTTCATCTATTTTCTTTTTGGAGAGGGTAGGAATAAGCTCCATAACATTCTTATGCTTCTTGCCACGAACATGATCAAAGTCCATCACATAATATGGATAATACTCTCCACAATCTAAACAAGGAGATTTTTCCTTTAGGTCTCTAATGTAAGACGCCAAATAAGCCTTCTGGCGGGCTATAGAGAGCTTTTCAGCTTTCATCCTAGTATATTACCTGCAATGAGGATCATATGGCTTAATTGTAGCAAAGAATGATTTCTAAATTCCCGCCTTTTTAATTATTTACAAGTTTTATAGTGATTAGATAAAGTGATATGTGCAAAGTCTGATCGAACCTCGATCTCTTTATTGCACCTGTCACAGATTACAATTCTATTTGATGCCATAGGCTATATTTTATAATATTATTTGCAAGATGTACAGTAGTTATATACTCTTAAATTATCTTTTGCTACCCATGTAATTTTTCCACATCTATAGCAAGATAGCATAGAGTACTTTTTCTCTCTACGATCACGTCTAATCTCTAACCCTAAAGCATACATAGATACATTATATACTATCTATAAATCTTAGTCAACTAGAATATTAGATACCATATTCTTCCATATACCTTAAGCGTTCAGTATGCTTATCTATGGAATTAGTATCTTTATGCTTAGATTTATTTAATTTTATACAATTAGGACAAGCCGTCTTTTTACCAAATTCTATTTTGTATATATTCCCACAAGTATAGCAAAGGTAGTCGTATGTGTTCATTTCTTAGGATTTCGAATAAATAGAAAATACATGATCCAAAGAGTAAATCCAAGGAATATAATAGCGCCTGTCATATTTCCCGCCTTTTCTATATATGTATATATATTTTATATATTTTTTTATTGGATACTTCCAGATTCTTGCAAATGAAACCCTATACCCTTTTTTAGTAAAAACAAAAGGAACCCCATAAATGGCAAGTTATAAATTTGCATTTCAATGGTTGAACTCTATAGAGCCACTGCACAGATCTGAAAGTATATGATACACTTCCGTCATCCCGCCTTGAAGTTTAAACCCTTGATATTATCTCCGAAAACTGTTCAAGACTAGAATTGTAGCATAGATTAAATTGTCGAGTCAATAGATATATAAAAATATTTTTAGTCGACTACAATTTAGATCTACTAAAATGTTAATATATTTTTAATTTGTATGATACACGTTTTTAGAATGTCCGATTTGTCCAAATAGAGCGACCATAAATAGGGGGTATGTGTCTTAACTCACACAATTAATTTTCAAATTGTCCGACATGTCCGATTTGTGAGTGGCAAAATGTCGGTGCCCGCATATAGA